CTTTCATCATAAGCAGGGAAACTACCCTTCTCTTTAGCCAGCATGGCACTGGCATAGTACGCTTCATTAGCCATGAGTTTCATAACCTTCTCAGTGAAGGCTAACATCTCTATCCCACCATAGGTATAACCTAAAGCTTCAGCTGCATTAGCCAACCCAGCAATACCCAACCCCATCCTTCTTTTATCTTTAGCTTCAAACTCCTGTTCAGTTAGTGGGTAGGTTGCACGGTCAATGACGTTATCCATTGCTCTGACAATCGTAGGGATTGAATCTATGAAACTACCCCAGTCAAACCTACGTCCACCACACATATCATCACCTATGATGTACGCTGCTAGGTTCTGACTGCCCAGTAGGCAAGCACCGTATGGTGGTAGTGGTTGCTCACCACAAGGGTTGGTGGCAGTAATTGTCTCACAGTAGTTTAGGTTATTCATCTCATTAATACGGTCAATGAACAGCACACCTGGGTCAGCCCAGTTCCAAGTGCTGCGCATGATTTGTTCCCAGAGGTCAGTAGCATTAATAGTCTTGTACACTCTCCCTTCGAACTTCAGGTCAAATGGCAAGCCATCTGTGACACACTTCATGAACTGATCAGTGACACCTACGCTGATATTAAACTGTGTTAGCTTATCTAGGTTCTGCTTCGAGTGTATGAACTCCTCGATGTCCGGGTGATCGACACGTAACACCCCCATCTGAGCACCCCTACGGTGGCCTGAAGACGATATGGTTTTACATAGTGCATCAAAGATACCCATAAAACTGAGGGACCCAGAGGACTTGCTGTCCAAGCTTTTAATGTTAGAACCACGGGGCCTAAGCGTACTGAAGTCATAACCAATCCCTCCCCCCATCCTCATTGTCTCAGCTGCCTCGGCTAATGCTGCCATAATGCCAGACATACTGTCAGGTATGCGTCTAGATACGAAGCAGTTGTATGGTGTAACCCTACGTGCTGCACCCATAGCACTCTGCACCCTACCCGGAGGCAACCATTTCATCTCTAGGCACAGCTGTCTATAAGCGTGGTAATGTGTTTCATCATCTTTCTGAGCATTAGCCTGTCTACTCATACTCTCCTTGAAGTCTTCTCCCAGCTGCCTATACTTAGTCTTGTGTAGGTCTTGAGAGAAGGGTTGGCGTGGTCCGTACTCAATGTCATCCATTAATCATAATACCTTTCATCTGATCTCACTCAATATATTATCTTTCTCTTCCTTGTGCACTAAGCTAGTCTTATTCCTCATCCAACTACCACACTTCATGCAGCGTAGGCGTTGGTAGATAACAGTAGCTGTGTGATAGAAGCCCCGCCTCTGCAGTTTAGCACTACCGCATTTGGTACACTCTCGTTTAGGAATTGCATCATTATATAAACTGACATTAGGGTGGCCATCAATCCATGGTAACAACTTGTGGTAAACTTCCTCAAGTAATGTCACGTCCCTCTTGTTATACTTCTCCATCTGCTTCCAAGCTTTAGCATCACCTGCCATACACTCAGTCCAGAGTGCCATTCCTTTGTGAGCTTCCTTGTTCCTAAGTCCGAGGTGGGTAGCCACGTAATCAAGTTTATTACTAGCAAGCCTGAACTGCCGTCTAGCCGTCTTAAGTAAGTCAATCTGTTTGTACGGAGAAGGCCTTGATAGTCCGTTAATGATAAACTCTCCGTTAAGGGTTGGCATATCAAATCTTGTCCCGTTGTAGTGCACAACTGCATCAGCTTCCTCCAATAGTTTGTGCATCTCAGACAACATCTTCTTATCTGTATGCTTCCTAAACATCATAGGGTTACTTTTACCTAACCACTTAGCTGCCCAGCATAAAGTGTATCCTGGTTCAACTATCTGGTTCAGCCCTATGTTCTGATCCCATAAACCCCAACAGTACACTTTATGGGGAGCCGTTTCAATGTCTAGAAGAAGTATCTTCATCTCAACAACTCCTTATCTGTCTCTGGGATTGCGAACGTCGTTCTGCATCATATAATCTCTATTATGATAATAATCCCATGTCTCACCACGGGTAGAAGAGTTTATGTAACCTTCCTGACCCGAAGCAGCTAGAGCTTCTCTTGCTTCTGCTTCAGAATACCAGTAACCTGGACTAGTCCAAGCCTTCTCCCAAGGATTAGTATTTTTAACTATAACAATAAAGATAGGTGTATCTGCTGGGGCTCCACCTCTATAAGGTTTATATTTTATCACACATCACCTGTAAAATCATTGAGATCATACTTCAATCCTCTAGCTTCCAACTCCCAAATGAACATTTCAAACAACACCTCCCTACCAGTTATAGGAGATGTCTCGAACACATCAGCCAGCTTCTCTCTCAACTCATCAGAAGGTGGACCATGTTCTGTGTCCACTTCGTATATATCTGCAAGTACGTTGGCTGTAAACTCTAGGTCAGTTGTCATTTCTTCTTCCTCAATTTGCGCTCATCAGCTGTCTTAGCATCATGGCATTTCTTACATAGCACTTGCAGCCCCTCCTCTTCTAGGAACATGCGTTCAACATATACATCCCAACTCATGAACCCAGTTGCTGGGTCAACCACTGGACTAATGTGATCTACATGTATGTTATTAACTTTCTTCCTACCATTCTTAACTGAAGACTCCACTTGATGTGTCTTACATTTGTACCCAGCACATAAGTACCACCCCCATCTGATGTTAGCCTTCTTCTTAACCTTATGCATCGGACCCCATCGTCGTAGGGTGGAGCGTAAGGCACCAGTGATGAAAGAATGGAACCGAGCTTCTGTCCAAGTTCCGGAATTGCGTGGTTTACTCTTCATGCTATTAACAAGACTGATCACATGGGGCTGACCCGCAAGTGTCACATACCACTGGTGAGTAATTACACCCTACTGAAGCATCTCCATCAGTTGTATCTTCTCCACAATCAGGACAAACACCGTTAGGTTCTTCATACCATCCATCACAACACGACATAGTAATCTCCTTGGTTAGTTGGCAACTTGATCTCCTGTCCTAATGTCTATCAACTCTAGCTCATCGTCTTCACCAACCCGGTAAGTACCAAACCTAGTGTCAAGATAGGTGACACCATCCCACTCAGCTACGTGCCAGATGCTGTCCCATATGGGTAGTTTGATATAAGCTAGCCCATCTTCTCCCATGGTGCATCTCCTTTATACACTCCATCTCGTATCAACCACAGTAGCGACGCTTGCTCTTTCAAATAGTCCTGCCATGTGTACTTTCCTTTATAGCTAAATTCATAAACATCCCTCACAGCTCCCCACATTTCCTTGATAGTGTCTTTGTTCTTCAGTCTTTCCCAAGCAGCTGTAGGGCCTTGCCCCGGTAACCCCGGGATGTTATCAGCGCTATCTCCCATGATACACTGAGCACAGAAGAACTTATACCCTGTGCCAGACAGCTTGCCTTTCTCGTACTTGAGAGTGCCAGCTTGTTCTATGTAAGTAGGACCAAACTCAGCCTGAGCCCCGCATTCCCAACTGTAGAACCACCCTGACACTTGCCTTAAGTCTTTATCACGAGAACATACAATAGTGTTGTCTGGATCTAGAGTGTGGTCAGAAGCCATCAAATCATCTGCTTCTAAACCTAACTCTTCTTTAATTGTGAATACACAATGTAAGTACACTACAATATTACGATGATGCCAGGGTTTGTAAACTCTGCGTGTGCCTTTATATGGCTTGCTAACAGCCACTTGATCACGGAAGGTAGGACCTGGAGTAAGGTAGACTGTAAGGTCAGTGCCTCCAGCTCCTTCCATAATCTTATCTATGCGATTATGTAGAACTTCATGAACGTAGTCCCACGGAGGTAGAGTTCCATCATCGTCATGACTGTGCCGCCAAGATGACTCAGCAGCAAACCCCACTTCGTATGCAATTATATCTCCGTCAAGAAGGACATGCATTATGCGCCCCTCACATCCATTAAGTCCCGATGTAGCCTATCAACTTCAGAAAAGTGGCCATCCTTTGCACATTCGCCATCCATTTTATACATAGCCAAGCCAGTTATAAAGTACTGTAACTCTTCTTCAGTTACCTCTAAGATGTAGGCAGATTTTGTTGAAACTCTCATGACTCTCCTTTCTATATGAAAGAGGACGGGGTGCTGCTCTTTAGACAACACCCCGCCTTAGTTAGTAGGCTAGTTCTTCTAGGCTATCATTAGGTGCTTCATCGACTTCAGTCGTATCAGCTGCCTCGTGATTTGATAGCAGAGCTTGCAGCTTAGAGTTCTCGAACTCCAAGTTACCTACTATCTTCTTCTTCTGCCAGTCGTACAGACTGTTGAAGACATCCATGTCTGGTTCATCTAGATCAAACACTTTAGAATCACCAACCATGGCTGGAAGCTTGTCAACTTCCTTACTACGCATTGGACTCAACCCCCCGACATTTTCGTATATCCTCTCAGGGTTCTTCCTATCAGGTGACTGGACAACTGTAAGCATAATCGGAGTACCGACTAGTGCTACCCAATCTCCTTCGTGTGTACCAGTCGGATCAAGTACCTTATACCTGATCGTGGACTTGGCACGTTCAGCATCCAGTGAGTAGAAAGGGAAAGACTCACTGACCTGCCGAGGTTTATCCTCTTGAGGTACACCAGCCTCATCAAGGACAAATTCATCACTCAGCTCATAAGTTACTAGCAACTCATGGGCTGGTTTCTTAGGCTGCCCCTGGTAGGGACGCTGTGGCTGTAACCCACAATCTATCACAGCCAACAGACGTGCTGGATATGATCCTGATTCAAGAGGGATGCGGATGGTATTGCCTGATCCAGGCTGTGTCTTAGCATTCAATGGCATTGTCTAGTAACTCCTTGGCATTGTCTAGAAACTCTATATATATATATATATATAGTGTTATTTTCAGGAAAAGAGGACAAACTTTCTCAACTTTCTTTCATGTTCACCTTGTGTTCTAATGTGTCATCGTCCAATTGTCTCCAATCTTATACGTACCTGCTTGTGGTACAACTAAACCCAGCCTCAAGGCAGCTGCTGTTATACAACTGCTCATCAGCTGTCCTACACTCTCAGCTAACTCAGGTTTACACTCAACTTGTACCTCATCATGGTACCAACACAGTACACCATAGTCTTCTCCATGTGTATACTTCTTACTCAACTCCTCACAGATATCATTGTACGCATGAGTCATCATGATAGCTTCATCACTTTGTAAGGCAGAGCATAACACTTTATGTTCTGAATCACAAGTTATTCTTCTACCATCCAACCCTGTAATCCAACCATTCCTAAACTCTATCACTCCAGGATATATCTTACTTTCCCTAGGTCTAGCATGGCTCCTCCATTCAGTATTCAGCTTATCAACTGTAGCCTTCATCCTAGGCAGCTGCTTAAAGAATATAGCTTTTGTCTGCTTACCTACTACGGCCCCCTGTCCTGTGATACTACCAATCTTAGCATCTCCTGCACCAAAGATTAGAGCGTAGAAGAATGTCTTAG